TTTAGAACTTATTGATCTTGTACATAATTTAGAGTATGGTAATTACATATATGCTATAGTCGGAACCAAAACCGAAGATATCTCTATAAAATGTGCAGACTATATTGAATTTGGTCCTGTTGAGGAGATATGTCCTATGGGATTAACTCCAACAACTTCTACAACTTGTATGTCTGTGATATCCGATTTAATAGTTATTGGATTAATGGATAAGAATTTTACCAAAAAAGAATACTCAAAATTACATCATGGAGGATATCTCGGTCAAAGATCAAAAAACTAGAATTCTTATAGGAGGTCCTTGCGTTATACAAAGCTGGGACACTTGCTTTGAGATTGCTACTGAAGTTAGGAGATGTGGATTACTACATAACTATCATACTATATTTAAAGCGAGTTTTGATAAAGCCAATAGAACATCATCAGGGGGATTTAGAGGAATTGGTATAGATAAAGGTCTAGAAATTTTAAAAAAAATAAATTCTAGATTAAATATGCAGATAATAACAGATGTACACGAGACACATCATGTTGAAAAAGTAGCTTCTGTTGTTGATTATTTACAGATACCTGCTTTCCTTTGTAGACAAACTGATTTAATAGAAGAGTGTGCTAAAACAGGTCTACCTGTACTTATTAAAAAGGGACAATTTCTTTCCCCTGAATCGTGTAAATTTATAGAAGATAAATTTTATAAATCAGGAGGGAAGGAGCTATTAATAGGAGAAAGAGGTAATAGCTTTGGTTACAATGATTTAATAGTAGATGCCACTTCTATATCAAGATTAAAGAAATCGTGTACAAGATCTAAAATAATAATGGATTGTACACACAGTTTACAGAGGCCTAATGGTATTAGCGGAAAAACTGAAGGTAGAGGAGATCTGATAGAGGATATGGTTAGATTTGGTGCAGTAATGGATGCGGATGGATTGTTTATAGAAACACATCCCTATCCACATCTTTCTCCATCTGACTCCGAAAATATGCTAGAACTTTCAAATCTAGAAAGTATAATAGGTAAAGCTAGAAAGATTTATGATGCAAGATAAATTATTAGATATAGTTATAGTTAGCTACGCAAAAGACGACTATTGTAAGGAGCTAACAAAGAATTGTATTTTTTCCTTATTATATTCTGAAGATAATGCAGTAGATGATTTTAATATAATAGTAGTTGAATCCGAGCCAGGTGTTAACTGGGATTGGATGTCAATAAATGTAAAAACATATGAATCCCCTCTTCCTTACGGATATCACAAGTTTTTAAACTTTGGTAGAAAGAAAGGAAATTCACCATGGGTTGCTCTGTGTAATAATGACCTTGAATTTACAAAAGACTGGTTTAGTAGAATACTTGAAGCATCTTCAACAGTACCTGAAGCTCTTTCTTTTTCTCCCTTATGTCCTATGACACAGACTCTTTATGGAATAAATGAAAACATGGGTCTTATTGAAGGATATGAAATAAGAAAACAAATTTCTGGATGGTGTATAATACAAAAAAGGGAAATTTACGAAAGGATAGGAGATTTGGATGAAAGATTTCAGCACTGGTATTGTGACAATGATTATTCTATGGAGTTGTTTACGAATAACATAAAACACGTATTAGTTACTAATTCTGTTGTTATACACCACGATAACAACATAGGTAAAACAACAGAAAGGGTAGTTAAAGATTATGATCAGATGTATAAGATGACTAGCGGATCTTATCCACTATTTAAAGAAAAATGGAACTTATAAAAAATTTAATTATGACTAGATACGATATAATAAACAGAATTATAGAAAATAAGGGATATAAGAATTATCTCGAAATAGGGGTAAGAGATGGTCAATGCTTCAAAGAAATATGTTGTGAAAACAAAATAGGAGTTGATCCTGCTCCAGTTTCTTTTCACACAACGCATATAATGACTTCAGATTCTTTCTTTGAATCATTAGATTCTGACCATAAATTTGATATTATTTTTATAGATGGACTTCATTTAGATCACCAGGTAGATAAAGATATTGAGAATTCTTTAAATCATTTAGCAGAGGGAGGTACTATACTTTTACATGACTGTAATCCACCTACTAGATATCACGCTGCGGAATCGCCAGTTTTTACTGCTCCTGCTAACGGCGAATGGAACGGTACAGTATATCTTTCTTTAATAAAGCTAAGACTTTATAAAAACAATTTAAAATTAGTAACAGTTAACACTGATTGGGGAGTTGGTATATTAACTAGAGAGTTGAGTGAAACAATAAATGCCTTTCCTAATGATGCAATTTCTTGGGAATTTTTTCACGAAAACAGAAATGAGATATTAGATCTAGTAACCCCTGAAGAATTTGAAAAAAATTACCCTATTTATAAAACAGTTTAATTTTGAAATTATTTATGATAAAAATTCTATAAAATATTATGAGCATAGAGAAAGGCTATAAGATGGTATTTTCTAAAGAAAAAGGTAAAGCTTTAGTAGAAATAACAAGACATAAAGCCTCTCATATGGATAATATACTCATAGTAAATAGCACAGGGAGTACAAGATACGAAGACACATGGATAATTGAGAAAGACCTAGAAGCCTGGATCTCTTCCATAAAAAAGGAAGGATTTATAAATATAAAAATAGTGGAAGATGTGGAATCTCCTAAAAAAACTAATCAAAAGAAAAAATAATAACATGGAAAACATTGAAGAAATTGATGTAGAAATCCTTGATAGAGAACTCAAGCCTTTTCTTTATAAATGGACAAAGGGCGATAATGCTGGAAACGTTTGTGAATATGAGAGTATTTTTAAGGACCCTACGACCGGTATAGTTTGGATAAATTTTAAAGGTGGTACTAGAATAAATTACTCATTGGTGAATGAATATATGATGCAGATAGATTCTTCTTCTATTGTGCAATCTGCTCCAGTAATAGAACATCAGGTCCCTGTTAAAAATGTTATGCTATCTGAAGGAAAGACAAAGATCAAAGTTTCTGATAATCCTATAGTTTCTCTTTTAGAAAAACAAAAACCTAATTGGGTTGAGGTTGGTATAAATTTAAAACTCAATTTACCAACAAAAAATCTATACAATGTTCTTAACTCTTCATTTGAAGATGCGGAAGATGAAATAATAGAATTTGTTGTTAGGGATTTGGATATTGAAATAATAAAAGAAAGTCTAAGGATAAATATAAAAGATATATATAAATCGAATGGAACTTTACGAAAAAGCGGAACAAGTAGTAATACAAAAGACGAAGAATAGGGAGGTCGTTGAAATAGACGGACACCTTTTTGTCAGACAAATAAATCCGGGCGTTATTATAATGCCTTATACTCTTAATGATGAAGGCCTTCCTAATAAGATAGGTATAATATCAGAGGTATTAGATCAAAGACCTGGAGGGATGGCAAAAACTTTAATAACTGGATCACAGGAAGATAAAGACGACAACATATATCAAACTGCAGTTAGAGAAATGAGTGAGGAGTCTGGATTTTTAGTAGAGGATCTTAAAAGATGGAAATTCTTAGGAAGTCTTTACACATCTAAAATGGTATTAAACTCTAATCCATGTTTTGCTGTTAATATAACAGGTATGGTATCAGGAGATAAAGAAACTGATGGATCTAAGTCAGAGAAAGACAGTAAATTCGAATTAGTTAGCGTAGATGAAGCTCTAAATCTAGAGGATAGCTTAGTTAGTACTTTATTTATAAAAACATTTAAAGATATTTTTAACCAAAAAGAAGAAGAGAATGAATCTACCGAATAGAAAAGAAAGAAGAAAGATCGCTAAACAAAATGGTCTTCTGGGAAAGAAATCTTCAAATGCAGAAGAAGTTAGAGAAAGATCTAAAGCTATGGGAAATCTTATTCATTTAAGAAATCTTACAGAGCAAAGAAATAGAAAAAAAGATAATTGATTTATAGTGTCGGTTAAATCATTTATAATCTCAAAAGCTGATAAGTTAAAAAATTTCGATTACGGGGATTGCTCTGGACTACATACAATAGATGTTAATATGTGGTTTAAATCGAATAGCTTAACTCCTTCCTCTATGAACGAAATAAGACAATATATTTTCGAGGAGTGGCTACATAAAAAAATATGCAGTTCTAAAACAAAATTAACATCCGGATTTAATTTAGTTATAGTATATGATAACCCTACTGACCCTTTTATAGATCTTTTAAGAGGTAAAATATTAGAAATATTAGAATACGAATTTTGCGACGTTATTTTAGTTGACTAATAAAAAATAGGTATATATTATATGACTGGAGTATCTGATGTAGGAAAGGCTGTTAATTCCATGAGAACCTTTACGGAGGGAGGAAAAACTGTTAGTGCGGTACAAACTTTTAAAGGAAGTGCATTCATATATTCCAATGCAGCTGATAAAACGTTTGCTACATATGAACTTTCTGAGTTAAAGTATCTTCCTAAGAGTTTATTTTATGATGCAGCAACTTCTGATGGTGTTTATAGGGGTCTTTTTGCTTATTATGTATTAGGAGTAAATAATGGAAGAGTTAATTATGCTACTTCTGAGCTAAGCGCAGGATTAGCTAAAATAACTCCGCAGGAGTCTAGAAACCCCACAGCAAAACAAATAATTGATGCTGTTACTAGGGGAACTAAAGGACCTGCTTACCTTGATCCTAGTAGCCCTTACAGAGGACAAATATATAATGTTAAGGATTTTATATTTTGTAAATACTATGGAATCATTCCAAATAATAGAATGATAACACTCAGAAGATTTGCACATCCTGTTTTAGATTCCCTTAAAATTTTAGCAAATGGGACAAAAAGAGGTGATTTTGTAGTAGAAGGAAAAAAAGACCAAAAGTCTGTAAAATACGTATCCCAAGACATACCAACTTTAGGAAAATTACAAGATTCCGAGGCAAGATTAAATACTTCATTACCTGTTGCTCAGATTGTAACTTTTTTTGGTGGGGAAACAGGAAATTCCCTTAATTCTATATTAGGAATAGATACTGGTTTAAATTTTACCATGGAGACTCAAGAGGCTCTTAAGAATGAACAAACTGGCGATCCGGGGTTAATGAACACACCTTATGGTGACTTAATAAAATCCGCTATAACAAGCGGATCAAGAAACGAAATAAATGACACTGAGATTGAATCTTATGATAAATTTGTACAAACACTTTTAAATCCAGATAAACAATTAAATAAATTAGAAAGAGCTCTTCTAGACGAAGCAGTAACTGCGGAAGGTCCATTATCTAAAAAAATATTTGTTAATGTAAATACTGTAAATCAGGTAAATACGAGAAAGCAAGGATTTAATGGTGGAACGAATGGCTTCACTCTGTATTTTCATTATACATTAAATTCTGCAGGACAAGTAAATTCTAAGCTTTTGTTTTTAGATTTAATGTCTAATATATTATCTGTGGGAGCGGACTATGGACAATTTTTAACTCCAGAGATTAGAATAGAACAGACATCTTTAGGTCTAGGATTCCCTGGAGGACCAAAAAAATATGCTCAATCTATAACAGATCCTATGCAATACATAAGGGAAGCAATAGGACAGCTTCTTTCTGAGGGTGAAGTAAATAAAAGACTAGATGCTGAAAAAAGCGTAAAAGAAGAGATGGAGCAGGTAGTAAACGATCTTAAAAAGTTTGGTAATGATCCAACTAAAGGTGTTGCTGCAGATTCTAAGCTATATAAATCTTTGTCAGTAATGATCTCGGATTTATTTCTCAAAAAAATATACTATAGTCCTTTAATGCTAAGCGGTTATCCAACTGGAGAGTGGCATGTTACAATAGGAAATCCTTTGAATCCTATTGCGATGATGGGAAATTTGGTGTGTAAAAACGTAAAGATAGAATTTAACGACACATTAGGACCTGACGATTTTCCAACAGAAATGAAAGCTAGTGTAACTTTAGAGCCTGGAAGACAGAGACACAGGGGTGATTGGGAATCTATGTTTAACAGAGGTAATGGAAGATTGTATTTAGGTCAGCTTGTTTCTAGTAAAGAAAGTACCAATGCTTGGGTTAATACTCAAGGTGTATTCCCTAACGACACAGATGGTAAAAATATATACGATATTGTTAACGATAATATAGATCCTTTAACAGGAAGAAGAAGTACTGAAGGTACAATACAATAAAATAAAAATAAGATATGTTAGGAATAGATGTAATAGAACGCAAACCATTTTTTACTAATCCTAATACACAGGAGAGATCTGTAGATCTTTTAGTTCCATCTTGGTCTCCTAAAAATATACGATATACCCTAAAATCTATAGCAGTTGTAGACGAAGAGACTGAGGCTAGAGCTGACTTATTATCTATGCTATATCTTTATGATCAATCTAGTATGGGAACTATGCTTAAATTGAATAATATATCTAATCCATTAAGTCTTAAATTAGGAGAGATACTCTTTATACCAGGGGAACAAATGATTAATGATCTATTTGATAGTGGTAAGAGTATAACAAACCAAAAGCAAAAAGCCAGATCTTTTAGAAAAGAACTTCAGGAAAAGATCTCACAAGTAAGCAAGGATAGACTCGAATATTTAAATTCTAAAAACATATCAAATCTTGCAGAAACACCTCTCCCTCCTAATCTTCTAAGAGAAGGACAACAACAAATATTAGTAACTGAGGGGAAATTAATATTTGGTCCTGACATAGGGCAATGTAAATCTAGATCAAAAAAGAATGTATCTGTTACTGATATAAAAACTAAACTTGCACAGAAAAATATTTTTAAAAGATAAGATAAATGCCAGCAGAAATAAACGTAAGGAAAGCCATACTTCAATATAGGGACCCTAATATATTTTTGGATGAATTAGCTGTGGTCGATACTTCTACACAAAAAGGTGATCTAGAACTAAATGACCAGAAGGCAGATAATGTCCAGAAAAAATATTTTGGTACTGTTAAACCTTTAGTAAGAATAAACACCGAGATAATAAATGGAATAAAATATTTTAAATTAGATCTAACAGGATTTAAACCAACACTTATACTTAGATTTGAAACAATAGATGAGAAGTTTATTTTCACTTCTTTTCCTAAAGACGGAGATATAGTTTCCGTTTATATAAGACCATTTGGTGAAATGTTTAAACCAATTAGGATGGATTTTATAATAAATGAGGTGATATCACCTTTTAATAATGGACCTTATATCGATTACACACCATCTAGTGGTAAGTATCAATCATACACTATAATGGCAGAGGTTAGAATTCCTAAATTATATAAACATGTTTCTAAAACATTCAAAGGAAGCAGCGCGGACGCTTTATTAAAAGTTGCTGAGGACCTTGGATTAGGATATGCTTCTAATGAGGTAAAAATGAATGATTCAATGAATTGGGTTTCTCCCAATCTTGATTATGAAACATTAATAAGACACATAGTAAATAGCTCTTGGCTTGGTGAAGAAGATTATTTTGATTGTTGGATAGATCAATATTATAACATAAATCTAGTTAATTTAAAAAAACAATTCGACGAAAACAATCCCAAAATAGAGAATATGAGGGTTGCTTATGGATCAGATTCATTTGGTGACATTTTTCCTGGGGGAACAAAACCAGTTGAGGTTGAATTCCCTTTAATGCTAACAAACTCAACTCAGTTTAGTAAATCCCCTCTTTTTATAAAAGATATATCAATAGAGCAAAATGCTGGTAGTATAAATAAAGATCTTGGATATTTTCAAAAGGTCCAGTTCTACGATTCTAAACTTGTTTCAGATAAGCCTAAAAACAAATTTGTTGAATATGATATAGAATCTATTACTAATAAAAATTTAGGTTCTAGAGACGTAATAAACAAAGGTAGACTTGGTGAAAATTCTTACAAAGAGGAGATAAAAAAGACTTATGTTGGTACTATGTATTTTGAGAATGTACATGGTAATTTTCAACAAGCTTCTGTTCAGAATATACTAAACAGAAATGATAGTTATAAAATAGTATTGAACGTAAAAAATAGGGCATGGACACCATTTCTATACAGAGGACAAACTTTTCCTGTATATATTGTAACAGAAGGTGCTCCTAGTATTGGAGCATCCACCAGTTATAGCACTAAAGTAGGAGAGCAATCTATGCTTGGTAATAAAGGCGAGAAAAGAAATATAAATATGTTTCTCTCGGGTAATTATGTTGTTTTAGGATTTACAATAGAATATGATGAGAGTGGAATATATCAAACTATGATGCTTGGTAAAAAACAATGGGCATTAAACCCAGGATTAGCTTCAGAACCATTATCATTAAATACAAAAGAATTTGAGGCAGAATTTGATGATTTCGTTGATAATGTGTCTAGTATAGTTCAAGAAAATACCCAGATAATTAAAAATGATATCTATAGTAAATAATTAAACAAAATGGCAGATTATTTTAGTGGCGATAGTTTTGGAGGAGCATTAGGTAACCAAGTTCTTCCTGATGGTGATGCCTTAAAAAGAAAAATAGACGCGCAGAGAGAAACTTGGTTAAAGGGTATATCAACTACTAAGCACGGTAAAAAAGAAGATCCAACATATCTTCATTTTAGATTTATATTCGACTTTGGTGAAACATCATTTTTGGATGAGGAAACTTTTTTAGCACCTTCTCCTCTTTTTAGAAATGCTCAGGACGAACCGGGGGGATCAAACAATCAAGAAATAACTGATATAGCTGGAAGAATAAGAGGAGAGAAACCAGGAGACAAGGAAAAATCTTATAATATTATAACGGATCCTGCATACCAGCAATCTTTATTAATGATAGATGCTGCTAATAGGGGTAATTTTTATACAGGTACAGATTTCTTTTATGGTAGTAAATTTTTTATAAAAAGTAGGGCAGAGCAAGGAGCTTTTAATATGAACGGAGGAGGAGTAGGTTATATGGGGGCTCAAGAATTTCTTGGTCAGAGATCTGTAAAAAGAAAACAAATGCTAAAAGCATTTAAAAAAGGCCTAAAGTTTGTTAACGAGAAATGTCCATATTATTTTCAATCTGTAACCGGATTAGATACTCTACTTAAAATAGATATAAAAAATTTACATAAGGAGGCAGGAAAGCCTTATAGAATGGGGACTTTAACAATAGATTGCTTAGAGTCCATAGACATGAGAATGTTTTCTCTTTCAGAACTTTATAGGAAAGCTATATATGATTATACTTACCATAGAGTAATGCTACCTGAAAATTTAAGGAAGTTTAGAATGTGGCTTGTAGTATCTGAGATAAGAAATATACAGCTATCTTATGGAATTAATGATATATTAAATCCTTTCTCTATTCCGTCTGTAGCGCAAGGGGCTAATTTTTTAGATAGTTTCAATTCACAAACTGGTCTTTTAAATAATACGGAGGGACTTTTACAAAAAAGTACTTCAAAAGATTCTAATTTATATCCATCAGATAAATTTGGATCATATACATTAGGACCATACGCTTTCATTTATCAATTTGATCAATGTGAATTTGATTTTGATGATTCTTATCCGTCTTATGGTACCCTAGATAATAAAGGAGGATCGGCAGTTAACAGTAAATTTAAAATTCACGTAGGTAGGGTTAAAGATTATAAAATTCAATTTAATGCTTTAGCTGATGTAATGCAAAAGGATGACAATGTAAAGAATATGGTTCTTTCGGATGTCTGGGGATCAAGAAAAAGTCCTTATGATGATTATGATTATGCTGGATCAGCTGGTATAGAAAAGGCAACATTTGACGACAAAGCGGATCCTAAGGAATATTTTACACAACTTGCATCTAATTTTATAACTAATAGTGTTGCAGATCTTAAAGAACAGGGTGTTACTATAAATGGTGTTAATCTAAGTGCTACTTCATTACAAGGAGCTTTACTTGGAAATATTTATGGATTCGGTGGAATTAGCCCAGCTTCTGCATTAAGGAGTGCGTATTCGGTAGTAAGTAATATACAAAATTTTAGTGAAAACGGAATACCAAACCCTTTTGCTGATAATAGTCCACAAGCTAGAGGACTAGGAGGTCCTATTGAAAGGGAAGAGAAGGGACTTTATAGAAACATAACAGAAGATATAAATGAATATAAAGGTAGTGTAACTGTCATACAAAACTTAGGTACTGCATATAATGGATCTAGCGCTACCCCTCCAGGATTAGACGAGGATGTTTATCCAACAAATCCTGGAACTTCTTTAGGACTTCCTGATAGGGAATATCCTAAGCCTGGAGGTGACGAATATAAGAATGTACCAGGATCTGATCTAGGTGTTCCTGGAAGGGTTTATCCTTTAATTAAAGGAGATGTATATCCTACTAATCCTGGGACATCACTAGGATTACCCGACCGACAATATCCAGAACCAGGAGGAGATGAATACACAACTAATCCAGGATCAAGCTTGGGTGTTCCTGATAGGGTTTATCCTGAACTTAACGATGACGTTTATCCTGAAAATAATCCAGAATATCCAACAATATCTGATGATGTTTATACAACTCCACCACAGCCGGATACACAGAATATAGGCGATGTTTATTCAGGAGAAGATAATCAATATCCGGAAGTTACTGAAAATCAATATGAGATACCATCTTCTACTGAAGTCAATAATATAGGTGATGTTTACGAAGAGGATAAAAATGAATACTCACAAATAAACGAGAAGGTGTACGAGGATAGGATTAATCTAGAAAGTGCGCCTTTAGGCGAAGTATATGATAAGAATAAGGCTGTTTACGGACAGATAAATGATGATGAATACAAAGATTCTGGCTCTTTTAAAGAGGGATTAAATGAGGATGTTTATAAAACTGTACCTGGTAGAGATCTAGGAGCTCCTGGGAGAAATTACAATTCTTTAAATAGCGACGAATATAAAACAGAAAACTCGCCAGTTAATGTTTCTAGAATAGGTAGAATTTATCCTTCGGCTAATAATGAAAACAATTAAGGTAATCCTTATATAATTAAAAATGGGATTAGTAGACAGAAATAAATTAGAAAGACCTAATATTGAGATCTCTCATTATTTAGGTGTTGTTGTAGATAACAAGGATCCAGAATTCAAAGGTAGAGCTAAGATTAGAGTCTTTGGGGTTTTTGATCCAGATATACTAGACGAGGATCTTCCTTGGGCACATCAAAGATTTGAACAGAGTTATGGATTAGGAGGAGGATCTGGTAGAATGTCTGTTCCTAAATTAGGATCGGTAGTTCACGTTCAATTTAATAATGGTAATTATTATAGTCCAGAATACAAAGCTGTACAGGAACTTGCTCCAGATTTAATTGAAGAGATAAGTGCTAGTTATGATGGAGCTCATTCTATTATTTATGATGGGATAGAGAGACTTAAAATGTATTATACTGTAGAGAAAGGTCTTGTAATAGATTTAAAAGAATCTAAAATTATAATAAGAAATGATAACTCTATACTAATAACTCATGCTGATGACACATCATCTATAGAATTAAAAGGCGGAAAGATAACTAAGTATGCGGATCAAGAAATAGAGAATACTGCTATAACAAGAATTAAACATAGTTCTGAAGAAGTTTGGATGGACGGAAAAACAACCAACTTGGGTCATTCTCCTTTGTTCTCTGCTGTATGTGCAGAACCTCTTTGGGACTTTCTTAAAAAATTAGCAATATCTATAGACAGTAAACTTCCAGCTACCCCAGGGGTTAATTCAACTTTAGCATCTAGCTTTGAACAGCTTGCTACAAGTCAGACTGTTAGAGTAACAAGAGAAAATTCCCCTGATTTTCCTGTTGTTCCAATAAATAATGATTCTCCGGTAGGTATACCTAATCCGACAGGAGCAGGTGTAACAGGAGCAGGTGTAACAGGATCTGCTACAGGACCTACTGGAGCTACAGGAATAACAGGAGTTTAGTATGGCAGAGGAAATAGGATCTAGAATAGATGAATTATTAGGAAAGGATTTTTCTCAAATGTCTACTGATGAGATATTAAATATAATATCAGGTGGACAAGATTTTAATATACCTTATGAGGATTTACAATCTAAAGAGGGATTTAATAAGGAATTAGAAAAAAGTCAAAAGGAAGTAGATAACATAATAGATAGCTTAAAACCTCAAGGTCCTCCTATATCATTAAAAAAAATAGAGGACCTATCTTGTAAATATGAGGGAGACGATTTATATAGTAGAATCATTTTAGAATCTATAAAAAAAGAGGATAAAAAATTATACGAGGAGCTTGTAAATTCTGATGAGTATAAGAAAAATATATCCGTAACAGAAAAGGATCTAGGAGTAAGTGTAGGAAATAGGGATCTTGGTTTTTCTAAAAAAATACCTTCATCAGGAATAACTAAATATCTGAAAGGAAAAAACCAGGATTTATTAGAAAAAATAAATGAAAAAATATTTGATAATATAGATCCTCTAATCTTAGGAAAACCTTCTAACTCTGGTTCAAGAAAGAAAAGAAAAATGAAAGTTCTAGGTTTTGATATACCCCTAGAATTTATAATGAATAAAACACAAATAGTCCATGTAAAGATAGGAGGAGACGATCTAAGCATAGACGGAGCATTAGAAAAAATAAACGGTTTATTAAAAGACCAGAATGCAAATACTAATCCTTGTGATGGAGTTGAAAATTCAAGCTCTGAAAGGATAGACGGATTTGATGCTAATTTTTTTCCTGATGGTGATGATCCAATTATAGATGATGATTGTTTACCCGGAGTACCAGAAGATCCTATAACTGGAGATCCTATATTAACTAAGTCTTCGTTCGAAGATATATTAGACGAATTTTGTGATCCGCCAACATACGAATTCAATAGAGAAACTTTACCAGATCCAGTACCATCTCCGGTAGATGTTAATGCAATAGATTCTTGTATATCATCAGCTCTAGATAAAAGTAAAAAGCTTGAGGAGGACATAAAATTATTAGCTAGATGGCAAAATTTAGAAAGAAGTCTAGAGGAAATTTTATATCATTATGAGGGGATATACGAATATCAGAAATCTTTATATGAGAATTGGATTGCTAGAGTTCCTAAAAATGATGGTGGTGATCCTAGCGATTTTGGTTTAGGGATCGAAATATTAACTTATAACGATGAAATAAAAGCGTATAAGAAAGAATTAATCGATCAGAATACTAAATATAGTAACGACAAAAAGATCTTCTTAGAGAACAACAATATATTTACAGAGGATCTTTTTTTATTGAACGTTTATGATACAGAATTAAACGATCCGGATTTAGAGATTCTTTTTAATAATCAAATAAATGCCAACAAATCTCCTATAACTTACGAAGAGTCCACTGCATCTTGGCCAGTTTCCGAAGGAATAATAAAATTTAAGGAAAATGTAGAGGATATAAGAATAATAATTATAGAAAGGAATTTTATAGGAATATTAGAAAATAAAATAAAAGAAACGGAGGATTTATTAAATGCCTCTATTTCTACTCTGGAAGAAAGAAAGCAAGCTCCTGTTACCATAGGAGATGTTGAAAAATCTTTTATTCCAACCAATACTGCAACAACTGATTTATATGGTCAAGGAAATTCATCACTAGATATAAACGAAAGAGTATTTAAAAGCAGTGCACAAAATCTAGCTACCGGTCTTTCTTACACATACGATTCCTATGGGTACGATTTTTTAGAAGCATTAAAAAAATTCTCAATAAGATACCAAACTAAATTCGTAAAGTCACTAAGTGAATTACAATTCGAGCTATCGTTCGTATCTGATTACGGCTTTCCTTTACCTTATAAAAAAGTTAAAAAACCGGGAAAGATTACTTTCTCCGGATCATCTGCTGAGCCTTTATCAGAGGTAGATGAACCAGATGCTGAAAAAATAAAAATAGGAAATGAATATTCTGGCAATGGTGGAATATTGGGAGGTACTAAAGCTGACTATTTAACATCATATCAGTATATAAAGATAAACAATATAAAGACAGGATTTCCTGATGTTGCTAAGTTCTATGATTTTATAGAAAAAATAATTAAAACAAATGACTCTAAGCAATCTATAATAGATAAAATAGTAGAGGATAGAGGAATATTATACGGGCAACTCATAGAAAAATCTTCTTCTAATTGGCTTTTCTTTACCGCAGAAGAAAGAGGAGATAATGATGCTAGAGATCCTTCAAAAAACAGACCTTCAAGTTTCACACAAGACGGAGAACCAACACCAGTTTTTACAGATTTCTATAGTAATTTTAAACCTAAGTGGGATGAAAAATATAGACAAAGCAAATCGCAGTATATAGACCCTGCTATAAAAGATATAAGAGATAAAGCAATAAAGGCTGGAGAGGGATTAGCAAAAACACTACCTGCTTCTGATGTAATAGGTATTAGAATATATGAAAATTATTTAGATGTAAAAAATAAGTACGAGCAGATAAGGGATACTATGCTTCTTGCTTCACAAAAGGTTAGTGAGATAAACGATTCTGTAAGCCCGGAGAATGTTAAAAAAAGATTTTCTGATGTTAAATGTGCAGGAGTAAATAATGAGCCAGACGAGGATGATCCTGAGAATTGCCCCCCTATTTGTTGTGGCGAGCCTGGTTCTGATTTTAAAACAAAAAATTATTTATTATCATCTCCTCCTAGCTCTGATTGTCCAACCATTTTTCAAAGGTGCTGGTGGAAACAATTTTGTAAGGATGTAACAAAAGTTGGTCTTTTGCCATACCCTAACGGTCTTCCTCCAATTGAAGATACTAAATACTTTTTATCCCAGGGTCCTTCAGTAAGATTGGGATTAAAATATTGGCCCGTGGGATATCTTCCGCCATCTTTTATACCTATACCTTTTCCTAATCCTATAGACGGAAATCCTTATATAAGGATACCGCTTCCTATGATATGGACTATAGTACCTCCTATATTAATACCCCTTCCTTTTAATTTGGGATTGCTGGTTATATTCATTCCTTTTATAGGAGGGTTTATGCCAACCCCGCTTGTCTACATAAAAGAGTTTTTAACGGGGAGTTCTTTTTTCCTTACCGGATTAAGAGGACCCAGATTTATTCCTAGAAAATCTGATCCTGTTATAAAAGATCCTTTTGAAAAAATTAAGCAAGCTCTATCTTTTGGTATACCTGATAAATTGATACCGCTTCCTGGATTTGGATTAGATAACCAGGATTCTAAACAAAGGGTTTTAGAAGGGATAAGGAGTAATTTATCAAAAATATTTGATAGTGTTCCTCCTCCTGGTGATATACAGAAAATTAGAGAACAACAACAAAAGGAAAGAGAACTTAAAAAATCAATAAGGGATAAAGAGAGGGATTATAAAAACAAGAGCGCATTGCTTGATATTCCTAAGCCAGATTTAACAGAAGAAAAAAAACAGCTAGATCTTTTAGTAAATCAAAGAAAGGAATCATTAAAAACTGTAATAAAAAACTATCTAGATAAAAGTATACCAGATCCTAAATCTATATACTTTCCTAAGGATAAGGATAAATTAAAAATTGATATACCTGGTATAATAAGATCCCTTAGAATATTAAAGGAGATGAAAGCAAGTTTAGTTCCTATAGATTGCCCCAACTTTATAAACTTTAAAGATGAGATGAGAGAGGTACTTAAACTTATGAAAATAGTTTGTCCACCTAAATATTTCTTAGAAAATTTTGAAGTTGCTAATTCAAGCAAGATATTCCTAAGAAGAGATAGGGATCCTAGACTTATGTCAGATGACGAATTTAATGATCTTGTTAAACTGATAAGAGGTGCGTCTTTAATAATAACCAAGATAATTTTATGGGGTAATAGATTCTCTGTTATTAAAAAAGTAAGGGATGGTGCATTTTCAATAGTTGAAAGTAGTGAATTTGAAGGAATTTTTAAATTCCCAGAGATAAAGATAACGAATTCTGCGCCTAGAACATTAAAATTTTTAAGAAAAAAAAATCCCATTATAGAGGCTATTAAATTTAGAATAATGGAGGGTCTTTCTACAATAGAATATAGGAAAGAAGATTTTTCTAGATATGTTAGATATGAAGGAGAAAATCCTATATTGGTTATAAGAGTAAAAGATTTAAAGAAATTGGTTTCTAAAAAACTTGGACTTAGCAGAATAGGCCCTTTTGATCCAGTTAGACCACTAGATGAGGAAGATCCTTTAATTTCTAATTTTCCGTATCCTAAAGGACCACTTTCATGCTTAAGTGCTCTTAACGGAGGATTTGGTAATGCTGTTGCTGCTTTTGAAATGCCTACGGTTTTTCCACTTAAGCAAGATCAACTAACACAAACCCCAGGCCTTGGTGGAATTATACAAGTAACTATACCAGGATCTAAAATAAAATCGTTTCTAATAGAGGCTCTAATAAAAAGTCTAGATAATGGTTCATTGGAAGCAGCTATGCCTGAAATAAAAGATGTTGATTCACCTAAATTTTTAAATCTTAATCCTGAGGATATTCAAAAGATGTCTAAAAATTTAGTATTAGATCTAGTAAATCCAGAATCTCCTGAAGTTCCAGCATTCTTAAATATTTTAAACATTCCAGTATTTCCCCCTGCTAGACCAACTGATATGATAGAGCAGGCTCTAATAGGGTTAGGTGCTCCTCCTCCTGCTAGAATAGTATATAGCTTATTCTGGGAATATTATAAAAGTTTACCTAAAACTCCACTGGGAGATAAATTAGTATTCCCTAAGGTTTCTGCTTCTGCAGAACTACTTTCAAAAATACCTTGGCCATTAGCTGTACTATTAGGAAGAAACTTATTAAACATTTTAAATCCTATAATAATGAGCGACGATCATCCTGCTTGGAGAAGAATGAGCTTAAGAAACACTTATTATGTTGTTTATATAGATGAATTCTTAAGAAGCGCAGCTGATGTTTCAGGATTGTTTAAATTTTTCTTAGGCTCTGCAGATCCTGTGTATCCTATCCCCGAATTGCCATCTGAATTAAAAAAAGCTTTTAATTTGAAAAAATATTAATTTCTTGGAAATTTTAATCCAATTTTATAGTATAAACCAATACAAACCCAAATAACATGAAAAATAAAAATTTTAGTTTTTTCGAATATGACACAGAAGAAAGGGAAAAACTAGCTTCACTTTACGGAAATACATTTCCTGACGACTCAGCGAAAATATCGGGTAAAGATTTGCAAAACAATTCAGTAGAAAAAATTACAGTAACATCTGTTGATCCTGATAAAGGAATAGCTTTAGGAGAGACCACTTTTGGTCAAACTATTGTAATAGACACGAAGAAGGAAGAAAAGAATATGAGAAAGCTTGGATATCCTTCGATAGAGATGAATCCAGGTCACGTATTAGATGTTGTGATAACTAAGGATTCTTCTGGATCTTTCAATGGATCTGTTTCTGCTGGATATGAAAAAGCACTTAAAAGAGAATTACATAGATCAATAAAAGAAGAGGACTGCGCTTTCAAGGTTAAAGTTAAGAATGTTTGTAACGGAGGATTCATGGTTGATCTATCTGGAATTGAATGTTTCCTTCCTGGAAGTCTAGCTGCAGCAAACAGAATTATGAATTTTGCAGATTATGTAGGTAAAGAACTAAACGTGATGGTTGAAGTCTACGATCAGAAAAGAGATATTTTTGTTGTATCATTTAAGAAATATTTAAGAAAAATTATAGATCGTGCAGTTCAAGATCTTTCTTTCTCTAATAAATATCAAGGTAATGTTACAGGACTATCAGGTAATGGAGTATTTGTAGAATGGGATGATATCTATACAGGAATCATACCTATGGACGATACAAACAGAGGAAATCTAGAAAAATATAAAGCTGGTGATAGCATCGAATTTTATGTAATGGATATTAAAAATCCACAAAGAATAAATTTATCAGTTACCCAACCAAACGAGAAGATGAAAAATATCCAAGAAATGAAGGATACTTCTTCTGAAGTTTTGGGGGAAAATACCGATTTGAAAATATATAAAGGAGAGGTTACTAAAATTAAAACTTTCGGTATTTTCATAAAGATGGAAAATGGTCTAACTGGTCTTATCGAAAAAGAAAAATTAGTAAACTCTATTAAAGAATACGAGGTTGGAGAATCGGTTGATTTTTCGATCTTAAGCGTGGATAGTTCCACACTTAAAATACAATTAATAGAGAAATAAAAATTGGCTAATCTACTTACTAATGATTTTTTCTACTCAGTTAAGCTTGGTTTCGAATTTGAGTTTTATAGTAACTTAAATAGGAATGAAATATGCGAGGGCCTAGGAAAGGTATTAGGAAAGAAAATACTTCTTTTTAATAAGTATCATTCTAATTTTAAACCAAACAAGGATATTTTTAAATTAGAGCCGGATTATTCAGGAGGATCCAAGATGGTAGAATTCATCACGGGTCCTCTTCCTTATTTCGAGGCTATAGTTATTTTAATAAAAACCTTAAAATGGATAGATGAGAATGGGTATACGGATAAGAAGTGTGCTTTTCAGTTTGGTGTTAGCATAGATACATCAATATATCCAGAAGTTCCTAAAATGACGGAACTAAATATTCTTAAATTTATTCTTGGATTTGATGAGAATGTTATCTATAAAAGATTCCCTGATAGAATGGGATCTTTATATGCTAAATCTATAAAAAGAATTATTCCATCAAATAAGTTCGTAGATCCTAGCAATATTGGATTTATTGATAAAAATCTATTTGAAGTTCCTCTTGAAAAAAATATGGGGATAAATTTCTTAAAACTTCCCGAAGGATATTTCGAGGTTAGATATCTTGGTGGGAAAGATTACCAGAAAAGATATTCTGCTATTAAGGAAATAATAGACTATATAATTACCTATACTGTTGGAGTACTACAATTCAATACAGGATTTACTGATAACGATCTTAAGACTCTTAAAATGTTCCTTAATGAGATATACAAAAACTCATCTACATTTATAGATCCGGACGCTTTTCAGAAGAATTATCCACACATGAATATAATGGTGGATTTAAGGTCTGATCCACAAATACTTAGATCTTTTTTCCTAAATATAAGGGAAGTACTTTACGATTTAATAGTTGAGAATAGCATAAAAGAAGGAGTAATTAATTATGATAGCTCCTTAGGTAAATTCCAGCTAAAAGACGTAAAAACAACTAGAGCCTATCTTTTAAAGGATTATGACATATTAGAAGGGGAAATAGCTGGTAATGTATTTAATTGTAGATTGTTTAATTGTAAAATAAACGATTCAACCCTAGAAGATTGTGATTTAATAACAAATAATGAAATAAGTAGATCTAAGATTATGACTTCGGATCTTTATTTTACTAACACTGTCCATGATAGCTATATAGATAATAAAGACAAGGAAATTAATTGTGAGGTTTTCGGCGGAATAATTAGATCGGGATTTATAGGTAAGCTTGCTACTATATCTCCTGAGACAGAAATAGTTAAAGATGGAGACGACGATAAAAAATTAAAAGGAAGTTCTAAGAAAAGACCTTTCCCTAATAGAAACGAAGGGGATTCGCCTTCTACTCCAGCTAGATTTTCTGATAATAATTCTAAACCTTCAGGAATACCTGGGGTAAACTTTAAATCAAATAATTAATAGATATGACCGAAGCAGACTTAATCCAAGAAATAAAGGATGACATATCTCATTCTTGTGCTTTGCCTTATAATCTAAACGAGCAGGAAATTAAGAGGATAATAAAAAGAGCTAGAGCTTATTTTTATGATAATTATCAATATGCTGTAGAGGATAGGATATTTGTATTAGGAAGAGAATTATTCTCGACGCCATCATTTAGAGCTACTAGACAAATACAGCTTCCTCAATGTGTTAGATCTATTTACGAGGTTAGAGAAGTAAACGGAGCTGGATTGATAGGAACCCCTGATAAAGATTTTGGTGATTCTAAACTACTAGGGTCGGAACTTATGTTATCTCCTTTTGCAGGGGATAATTTAGTGTATAGAACTGTTTTATATTCTTTCTTCGATTTAGCAAAGGCATATTTATTAGAAACTTATGCTTTTAACTATAACAAAAACACAAAAAAACTAACTATAAACGGTAGAGATCCTAATAGAACATATCAAACAGATGGTGGTAGCTCAAGTTCATTATACAGCGGAACTGATGTGGGGATAAGGGCTTATATAGATATACCAGAAGAAAGCTTATATGATGATGAATTATTTGTAAGGTTCTGCTTAGCTGAAGCTAAAATAAATATAGGTAGATTGTTAGGTACTTTTGAATATAATCTTCCTGGTGGTGTTAGAGTTAACTATAATAATATTCAAACTATAGGATCAACTGAAAAAACTGAAATAATTCAGATGATAAAAGACGAGAACACTCCTTCATACTTCTTACAGTGGAATTAAAAAAAATAATATTCTGTAGAATATATTTTCCATTTTCGGTCTATAATATTAAATAATAAAATCCGGTAAAATAAGTGGGTATTTTTTTATTGGAATATATAGATCAACATGGCAAGATTAAGTGAAATTTATCCGAGGGGACCTCAAGATCCTAATTATAAGGAAGGGTTTCTTCACACTAATGATGATGTGGAAATCTTGATAGGGATGATTAAAAATTGTATGCTCTCGAGGCCAGGTGAGGTTTTAGGAGATCCTTATTTTGGTATAGATCTAGAGGGATTAATATTTGATCTCGAGGTTGACGAATCAACGCTATCAAGAGCAATAGATATTCACTTAGCCACATATGTTCCTATGGCCTTTAGTATTTTCGACGTGAAATACACAATAGGATTTTTAAGAGGAGAAACAAGAGATGCCTGTGTAATAGATTTTGCAATAAAGGGTAATCCTATATTAGGAATTAAAATATTATAAATATGGATTTATTATCGAAAAGTAACGCTAAAATATCCGACCTTCTAACCCAAACTTTTGAGTTAATACAGGCAAGATATGGGATGTCTAACCAATTATTTACTGTAGCTTCTGTATGGGGTCAGATAATATTTGTACTTGACAATCTTTCACAATTTGTTTTATTTTTTATTGAAGATTCCATAACGGAATTAAATATTAATACCGCAACTAGAGAATCATCCGTATACGGTCTTGCTACTCTTGCTGGCCATAATCCAACAAGAAGTATATCAGCAAAAGGAGAGGTACTTATAAAATGGAATGGTAGGGGCGCAGAAAATATAGGAGGTGGCGCGGTTTTAATTCCAAAAAACTCTGAAATAAAATGTGTCAACAATGGAAAAACATATCTATTGAAATTTCCACAAGAATATACTAGATTAAATTTAGATGGGTCTTCCAATTTACTTTGTTCTATAATAGAAGGAACAATAAGTACTAATCAATATACTGGATCTGGAGATATTTTACAGAGCTTTAATATATCTTCCAGAGGTACTTCTGGAATAGAAAACTTCGAGGTTGACGTAAAAATAAACGGAGTGGAGTGGAAAAGATACGAATCTTTATACGACATACCTAGAAATGGTAGAGGCTATATAGTCAGAAGCTCTATAATATCTGGTATAGACATTTTCTTTGGTAATACAAATTTTGGTCTTCCTCCAGCACCTGGCTCTATTATACAAGTAAATTATTTAGAATCTGCTGGATCTAGTGGAAATATTATAGTAGAGGATTCTTCACAGATAATATTTAATTTCGATTCGGAGGGTACAGATCTTTTTGGTAATGGTGTAACTCTTTCTGAAGTTTTAAGCGTTAGCTGTACAGTTATTCCACAATTAGGAGCTAATCAAGAATCTATAGATTTAACTAGATTAATAGCACCTAAAACTTCAAGAAGTTTTGTCTTGGCCAATCCGACTAATTACATAACTTATTTTGAAAAATTTGGTCAGTTTTCTATAATAGAAGCATTTACAACTTTTGATGATCAATACATAGATGACGACAATATAATATACCTTATCTTAGTTCCTGATATACAGATAACACTAAAAAGTAATGAAACATATTTTGATATACCAGTATCAAGATTTAAATTAACTAATGCACAAAGAAATAGTATTTACGCTTTGTTAGACGAAAGTGGACAGAAAATAGTTACAACTGAGGTTAAAATACTAGATCCTGTAATAAAAAAATATGTAATAAACATAGCTATTACTATATTTGAAGGTAATGATCCCGATACCATAAAATCGCAGATAGTAAACACTATGAGTGACTATTTCTTAAATATAAGAAGAAGGGATAAGATACCTAGATCAGATTTAATTGCAGCTGTTGAGGCTATACAGGGTGTAGATTCAGTTTCTTTATATTTTGTAGGGGAAGAAAACGAAGCAGCTAAAGCACAAAGTCCAAATTCACCAGAGATAGGATTTGATGAATTTGGTGATATAGTTATAGGAAAAGATGAGATAGTTATAATATCGGGGGGATGGGAAGATAGGAATGGAATATATTATGATCTAGGAGCTGGTATGACAACTCTTTCTTCTATAAACATAGATATTAGATCTATAGTAGCTAATACTTATAATTCCAAAGTAAATAGCATATTAAAAAGTTCTTTAAATACAGGAAATTAAAATGGATAAAAAAAGCTGGTACGAATTTATAAATACCCAAAACGACGATAGATCTAATTTGGGATTTGATTATGAAGGTAAAATATTCGAAAAAACACTTTCTAATCCTGTATTAGACGGAGATTCTAATAGGATGGATATTTTAGCTAGTATGGAAAAAGTTGTTTATAACTGGTTCGAAGCAGCTAAGTATATAAAGAACTATTTTAATTATACCGTTCCAAAAGATAATAAATACGTAAGATAAGATGAATTTTCAAAATCTTTTATTTTTTGATAAAAAAGGTGATCAATATAATTTTGTATGGAATGGTAATTATTGGGAGGGTGCAATACTTTTCCCTATTGTTTCTGAGAAGCTTTTTGAGGTCCAACATATATTTATAATAGAAAAATTTCTAAACCCTCTATCTGAAATAAAATATGGTTTTCCACATTCATATGGTGTTAGTCCAGGTCCTTCCGTATGGAGAACAAGATGGGAATCAGATTATGATGGAAGTACTAATGTTTCTTCTATCATATACACATATGAATTGGGAGTGGATGGAAATCTTGATGCTCCTGTATTAGTTAAAGCGAATAACGTAGAATTTTACCCAGAGATAGTTCCTGGTGACGTTGTAGCATCTCCTAGCGGATTGGTTGTTAGTAGTGATATCAGTCCATCTTCTATGCAGATAAACATAGCTTTAAATTCTGATAGCGAAGGAATATATGATAGGAGATTAATAATAGAGGATTATACAGATCCTAATAACCCAGTAACTATATTAAAAGTAGAACTACATGGTGAGGTTGAAGGGGAAGATAGCAGATTGTCTGTTACTCTCTCCAATTTCGGAAGATCTTTTAATCCAGATGATGCTTTAATAGTAAGAGAAAGTGATATAAAAGAAGAGTTTCCTGACTACGAAATAATAAACAAAAAAAGAAAGGAGCTTTTATTAGCAGGAGAGAGTATTTTCCCTTATTTAGGATCATATAAATCTCTTTTTAATGCTATAAAATTCTTTGGTTATTATGATCTAAGAGTTAAAGAATATTGGCTTAATATAAAAACTGACGAAGCAGATACCCTTACCCCACTACAACAAAACCAAAAAATATTAAATCAATTAAGCCAGCCTAATATAGAGGGACTTAATAAATTGGAACTAATAAGTAGTTTAATAAAGGATGAGAACCAGGGAAAGTTTAAGCAGGTAGAAATATACGGTAAGAAAAAAGACGGTACGTTTGGTTTAAAAAAACAATTCGAAAGTCTTTTCCCGTCCAAGTCTTATAAGAAAACTGCTTTATTTGGATTATTCTATGATATAAATAGAGTAGTAGAAGATCAGGAGGAGGATCAGTACGGATATCCAATAGTTGAAGATGCTTTTGCTTTTAGTCCAGAAGAGGTACTAATAAAACTTTTTGGATTAAAGCAAAGACTTAAAAGAGACTACCTTCCCTTAAATGCTAGGATAATAGATATTACAGGAGAGGGTGTATATTTTAATTTATATAAAACAAGAGGATGGACTGATGTTGTAGATATCACTGAAATAAAAGGGGGTATAAAAGTAGGTTTTAATGTTTATCCCGAAAGAGGATACGTAGAAGATCTTAGACCTTTCTATACAAAACCAAATCAGAGCGGTCTTTTATATCCAAATATAAATGGAGTAGAAGAGGGAATAAGCTATTACGGAAACACAGTAGATCCTTATTCATATTTTCAAGAATATCCTATCTCCACTATACCATCATTAGAAAATGCAGTAAATCTTTTCTATCAGGACATTACAAATGGAGAAATGCCTAAATTTTTAGGTGACGGAGATTATGATCCTCCTGGATATAAACTTTTCTCTGATGGTAGTGATTATGTTTTTCCCGCTGGATGTCCAGTTATTATAAAAAATGATACCTTTAATCTATCTTGGGAAGAATTGAGTGGAAGCTGGAACTCTTTAGATCCAACAATAACTAGAACAGACTTACAAATAGCTAGCTATTCAAGCACTACATCTCCTAATCCTGGGGGTAGCTTACAAACAGTTTATAGCACTTCATTATTTACTTTGCCAACCACATTCCCTGTGGGAATTAATATTAATATAGGCACAGGAAATAATTGGTTCGACACAACTTTTCCAGATGTTATTTTTGTAAGGGTTGAGTCAGTAGATTCGCCAGGAAATTTAGTTCTTGGATATTGTAGTGCTGGAGACTATAATACATTAACAGGAAACCTCTATATACAGATGATTTATACTAGAGGAGCTGGAGAATATTCAAATTGGAAAGTGAGTCCTACTAATTTAGGGTTCAGTTCATACGTATTTGATTATTATGAGAACTTTATACAGAGTAATGGATTCTATTCATGGAATAGATTACCTTATTTAGATTTTTATGAGATAGAATGGACTATTTATAAAGACGATGACGATAAGCCTTACTACTATCAAACAAGAGGAGGATTACCAGAATTGGAAACTATAGTTCATTTCTTACCTTACTCTGGTGAATATAATATAAAATGTAGGGTTTGGGATACATTGAATTCTATATCATTAGGTATAAAAAGGGGCGTAGTAAAAGTAGATAAGAGAGGAATAGAATTAAATACATTAACTAGATTCAGGGAATCTGAAAGTTATGATTGGGATAATATGCCTTTGAAATGGGAAAGCTATCCTTCACAATGGATATTCCCAGTAGAAAACACAAATAAAATACTAAGCATATCTGATTTTATACAGAATTACCCAGAGTATTCTAATAATTTTAATGAGGGACAGCAATGTGAGGTATTAACCAAATTACCAGAGGTAAAATCTACCGTTACGTTTGATGTCGGAGTTCAACAAATTGACATAGCAACAATAGTTAGTAACTATATTGGAGGAGGATATGATTTAGCTGAAGTTACAACATTAACTCCCCATGGATACTCGTCGGGGAATACTGTTTGGATATATGATTCTTTAGGATCTTCATTAGGTCAATATCCTATTACAGTAACAGGAACTAACACATTCCAAATACCGGAGATTATTATAACAGCAATAACTGGAGGATATGTTTATGGAACAGGTAATATTAAATTTTATGCTGATGCTGTTTTAATAGCAGACTGTAATTTCCAAGGAGATTTAAACTCAACTACTAGCTTAGCATATAGTATAATTAATTCGTCTCCTCTAGATCCTAAGTATAAGGTTATAAATTTAGTGGATTCTGTTACTACTAATTATAAAACTTTTACAGTTCAAGCACCTAATAATTCTGGAAGTCTTTGGAACGGTAAACAATTTATAGTTCAGACAACTGGATCTCTTTTAATAACTACTCCAATTAACACCTTCTCTGGCGGATTAAATGAAAGGGAGGAGTATGTTTATTATGACTTCAATTTATTACCTAAGAAGGAAATGAGATATTGGGGAACTAAAAGCTTATCGTGGGAAACTTTTGAAGATTTTTCTTTCGAAAAAGCTTATGCCCATACTTGGGATATGTACGATTATCATAATGATTGGCTAGGAGGGTTTAATCTATATTCATTACAATATGGAGATAGGGTTAAGGTTACTGAAGATTCTAATGGATTAGTATTTGGTGAGACTGATTCTCCCGGAAATAATTATTTAGATCTTAAGGAAGCTGCGGATCAGTTAAACAATTCTATAGACGAAAATATAAAAAGGTTTGATTATGTTGTAAGAGGATTTTCAGAGCTTTCTAATAATTTTTATCCTAACGCTAATCCCATATCTCCAGATCTTAGTACAAATCCAGGACCTAAAAATATACAATCTAAATTTTATAAAGTTCCTACTTATTCGCCTGTACTATTTGAACCTACAGGAATAGCTTGGGATGCTGATGGTGATATATGGGTAACCGGTGAGGATGTCATAAAATTCGATGGTGTTAATTACACAAATTATGATTCAAGTAACAGTGTAATGCCTGGAGTATCTCTTCTTACTAATTGTATAAAAATAGATAGAAATGATATAAAATGGATAGGATTAGAAAACAATCTTGTACCTCTAGTTAAAATAAACGAGAAAGATCCATCAGATAGTTTTGCATATTCTGTTAATGATTTTGTAGATAATGGAGGAAATCCAATATCTCCTATAACACCTTCTAGTATAAATTGTATAGAAATAAATCCGCAGAGAGGGGACATATTTGCAGGATTTACTTGCAACTCTTCACCTTCTTATGACGGATTACTTTTCTATGATTCTAGTGCAAAATCTTGGAATCTTTATACAACTTCTAATTCTGATATACCTTCCGATAATATAAGAGATCTTAAATTACAATATTACTCGATAAACAAGTGGTACTTATGGATAGCAACAGATAACGGAATTTCTAGATTTGATGGGGTTAATTTTAAAAACTATAATATAGGTAACTCAGGTATTCCTTCAAATAATGTTTATTCTATTGAATTAGATAAGCTAAATCATAAATGGATAGGAACTTCCGATGGTTTAGTTTATTGGGATGATATAAGATGGGCGGTTTGGAACAATGCTACTAATCCTGAACTAAATTTAGGATCTGTAAAAAGCATAATAGAAACAGGAAACAGTAATATATGGTTTACTATAGATTCTAGTTCTTCCCCTTCTAATACAGAGCTTTATTATTTCGATGGATACTATTTTACTAAAGTTTTATATAGAAATGATGGAACTACTCTTATAAATCCTGTTGATTGTAATTTTGGTAAGATATCATTATCCGCACCATGGAAAACTATTAAAAATGGGGAAACAACTTTCCCTAAGAATCTTTTAATTCTAACAAAGGATGGAGAGATAGGTAAAATAGATTATATAATACCTCATATACAGGCGACATCTAAGGATCCTGGTACTAATGGATGGGATTTTATTTATCATGATACTTCTAGTCCTCTTCCGTCAGTAGAATATATTTTTGATTCTGGTATAGGCACATCACAATTAGGTTTTAACTTTATAGTTGGCCCTTATTATGATAATATAACTTTAAATTCAGATTACACCAGACCTATCATGCCTAATGTTGATAGATATTCTTGGTATAAGCCTATTTGGCAGCGCTACAGCATCGATCGATTGAAAGACCAATTTCCATCTTTGAATATAGACGATGTCTTCTTATACGCTCCCTTAAGAGATATTTTAAACGGCAAAGCCAATAAAGAACCTTACTGGAAAAACTCCCAAATAGAGAGAATAGCTAAGAAAAAATCTAGGGATCTTTTTGATAATTTCGAATGGGTTATAACACTAGGTAATAGCAATCCTGACCAGGGTGTCAAGGTTACAGTAGACAACGAGGGTGACATAATAGCTATTGGAGACTTTACTGGTACTATATTTATGGGTGAGGTTAATAATATAGGTACTCAGGATCTATATCTAACATCATTAGACCAAGGAGTTTATATAGCTAAATATAATAAAGGCGGAGTTATACAATGGGCTAGATCTATAGCATCAACATCACCTCAAGGCCCTATTTATGCTAGATCTGTTATAACAGATACGAATGGAAACATATATGTAGTTAGCGATAATAATCTTACTGGATTTATACAAATAGATAAGTTTAATTTTGATGGTGTTTTATTAAATTCTTTGAATATACCTATTACACCAGATCAATACATAGGCGATATTAAAGTAGATAAGTATGAAAATATTTATATATGTGGAGGATTCCAAGGAAATCTAATCCTTGGCTCGTCATCTTTAATATCAACCGGACAAGATTCTGGATTCTTAGCTAAATTAGATCCTTCTATGACTTTTGTTTGGGCTAAGCAATTTACGAATACCACGTATTCTAAAGCATATGAGATAGGAATACTAAAAGAAGAATACCTTTATTTAACTGGGGTATTTGATTCTCAGATAGATTTAGGACCTATACAATTAACCGGTGTGGGTAATCCTGATATGTTTATAGCTAAATTCTATACAGGAGACGGGGAATGCTTATGGGCTAATAGTATTGGATACGATTCTTCCACATCTTTTGGCTCTTCATCAATATGTTTAGATCCTAATGGACACGTATTAATTAGTGGTTCATATGAAGGAACTATAAAAATAGAGGACCAGACATTATCTTCATTCCCTGGAACAACTGATATATTTGTAATAAAACTGTTGTCCACTGGAAAATTGATTTGGATGAAAATGTGCGGAGGATTGGGGGGTGATACTGCTCACGATATAGAAAGTGATTCTGAGGAAAATGTTTATATAACAGGATCATACACTTCACCAGCGTATTTTTCTCCGGAGGAAATAGAATCAAGAGGGGGAACAGACATATATTTAACTAAATTCAATAAGGATGGATTATTAGTAGATATAGTAACAGCTGGAGGTATTAACAATGATTCAGGAGCTGATCTAGTTTTGGATAAAGAAGAAAATATTTATATAACTGGTTATTTTGAAGGGGAATCTGAATTTTCACCTTATGTTATTTTATCCCCACCTGGAGGAAATCTAGATGCTTTCTTAGGAAAAATACCAAAGGAAAGATTCAAAGGTGGTAATAAGATAGGATCAGTACAATCTTGGCTTGGGTCTCACGCATGGTCTTGGAAGGAGGAAAAATTCTATAGAGATGAATTTGAAATACCTTTAGCAACCACTATATTTATAAATCCGATAGATTCTTTAATCCCTGGAAAGAAAGACCACATATGGACTTTAAGCGATACAGAAACTGGTGAAGTTATAGTTAAAATAAGAAAGTCCCCATATTTTATATGGACATTCTTAAATCCTGGATTCTATTCTATCGCTTGTGAACTTCAGGATGCAAATGGTAACATTTACGAAACATCACATTCTGGTAAAATAAGAGTTATAGATCATAAGGAAGCTTTTGCTGGAGATCTTAAACCAGAGGTTGTTAATCCTAATGATTACTTACTAAGAACAATATATTACGATAGAAAAGAATTAGGGTTTCCACCTCTATCTAGGTTCGATATAGATTAATTCCTATTCATCTTCTATGTTGTATACTCCTTGTACACATCTAATATTTCAGGAACTATAGGGTGTCTGTGATTTTTCTTAAGAGTAATAACTTTAACCCCCGGAACTCTTGCAGAAAGAGTATTCATAAAATCTAGTCCAGATTCCTTTTTGTTCTTTAGATCTATCTGTGAAGTATCACCACATATTATTATTTTAGAACCTATACCAAGTCTTCCTAGTACCATTTCCATCTGACTCATAGTTACGTTTTGTGCCTCGTCAACAATTACACAAGAATTAACTAATGTTCTACCTCTCATGAAAGGAAATGGAAGTATTTCTATTATTCCTTCACTTAGTAATTTTTCAATCTTGGTTTTTTCGTAGACCATTTCTAGATTTGCATAAATAGGAGCTAACCACGGATCCATCTTTTCTTTAAGATCCCCTGGAAGGAATCCTATATCCTCTTTTGCTACTGTCGGTCTAGTAATAACTAGCTTTTCAATCTCCCTATTAAATAGCATATCTAAAGCTATTTGTACCGCTAGCAAGGTTTTACCTGATCCTGCTGCACCCTTAAGAACATTTACCGGATTTTCTAAAATAATAGCTTTAGCATCCTTTTGCTCCTCATTTAAATTGATTTTAAATTTGATGGGATTTTTGGGTTTTCTTTTTTGAGTCCAATTGCTTCCTGTAACCATAAGATTTTTTTTTATTTTGAGAAACATATTCGATGTTTCTCGGTTTAATAATTAACCCTGTCTTTTCTTAAAGTATTAAATACAGGATATATATCAAAAAAAGGAAAATCAAATGGCAATTACAATTACAGAAATTCTCGGAACCGATTCTATATCCGGGTCTAGGTTAACTATCAATGCTAACTTTTTATTGCTTGAGAATGCTTATAACGATTTAGAAAATTCTTTTAATATAAACGTATTAACTGGATCGTTAGACGTATCTTCTGCATCTAGTGGGCAAATTAAAGCCAAATCGTTAATGGCTAATAGCTTGGTGATGCCAGCATCTGGATCACCGCTTATACAAATATACGGAACAGGAGCAAGTGGAGGATCTATTATATCTTCCAATACTATAGCAGGAGCTACAGGTATTTTTTCTAATGTTTTACAATCCAATACATTTGGTGCTTCTGGATCAGCAACTTTCGGAGCAACTGCAACATTCCAAAGTGTTCTTAATGTAGAGGGAAGAGTTAGTATAGGGGCTTCTGGTAATTTTGTTAATACAAATAGAAAAGCAACAGTTGGTTCGACAACAGCATTTCCTTCTGCTCCTGGAGCAGGTGTTACTGGAACATATTCCACACCTTATCAATTAACTTTAACCGAAAATGTTATCTATATACAATCAGACTATGTTTCAAGTGCGCCGGCTGATGCTGGATTTGCCAGTGGATTTTTCTTTTATGCAACAACAGGTTCTGGAGCAACTGCTTCTGATATCCCTGCTGGCTATACAGTAACGCTAATAGATACTGCCACAACTCCTGGAATAATTTCTACTGGAGTAACTGGACCTTCGCCTTACTATTATACAGGATTTTCAACAGGAGACGGATCTTATTCAGATCCTAATATACAAACACCAGGGGATCAATATAAGTCTTCTGTTACTCTTATGTGGGAACCTAGAATAGATCAAGGACAGCCAACTCAAAAAGGTTCTTGGGTCGTTGTAAACTGTACACAAGGATTCACATACTAATTAAGTATTAAATAAATGGCAAAGACACCCTATATAAGACCCATATCAGTTCAAGGAGGTACTTTTTATACCTTTTCTTCTGCTGCAGAAGATTTAACTTTAACTTTTAATAACTCTCTTAAGAAGTTTACGTTCTCTAAATATGCACTTTTAAAACTTCCTGAGTTTGGTAGTCCAATTTACGGAGAAAATGCTTTAAGATTTAATGCTATAGATAGTACATTTTTAGACGCAGCAGAAGGAGATTTTATACTTACTAACCCAAATAATTTAAGTCCATCTCCTGAGATATCTTTTCAAAATTATTGTTTGAATCTAGAATCTACCGTTATATCTGATCCAAATTATAATCCAGAACTTAAAAGAAATGTTTCTGAAAGAATATTTTGGAAATGGATAAAAGAGTTAAGTGGTGTAAGATATAGAGCTGCTAATACTAATGAAGTAGTTGCTTCTTTAAACCAATCAACAACAACAACTAAAGACGGTTACCCATACTCAGATAAAAGATGGGTTGAGGAGGATACTCTTCTTACTGGTAACGGAAGTCCAAATCCAAGATACGAAAGAGTAGTACAATATATTGGCGATATAGATGTCGTAAACTCTGTTCAAAATTCAGAGAACGCATATTCTGAAGTTTATATACATGTACCAACTGGAGATGGAGGAACTCCTTATGTCTTGTTTAAGACAGTAGCAGATGAGAATTATTATCCAGACAGAACATGGACTCATTTACCTCCAGATCCAACAGATACTGAATATTTACAAGGAAGAGATTCAGCTTCTGGTCTATATGGCCCTAATGGTTTACCTAAACTTGCTATATTTGACCAGGATTCATTAGGAGATCCTGGAGTTAGTGGAACTTCAGCTACTGGATCTTTTTCTAATAATTGGTATTCCCCTAGAGACGAGGCCAATTCATATTTTACTGACCCAACTTTTTTTGATTCTACTAATTATACATTAGAAAAATATTTAGCTGCTTCTGGACCTACTGGATATACTGTTACTTATAAAAGAAGTAATCTTGATGGGGTACAAATAGATTTTGATCCATCTTCTTATAAGGCAATACAGAATTATGTTGGTATTTCTACAATAGAGGAATGGAACGGAACCCCCACTACAACTTCTTTTGATTTTAATGCAGTTTTGGTTTATTATGATGTTTATGATCCTAATAATCCAACAGATTCTGAAACGAATCTTTATGGTATACTTTTCTTAAATGATCCTGAGCCTGTATCTACCAATGCAGCTAAATTACCTTCGTTTAAGAAATTTAAACCAGACCCAATTACTAAATTAAATGGTAATTCTTACGGATTTAAAATAAATCTTAAGTTTGATACTGATGTAGAGAGTACAGGAGTAGAGCAAGCGATAAACGATTATTCTTCGTTTTCACTTTCTATCTTCATGGACGCAGCTACAGTTCTACAAGATGCAGCCAAAAATCTAAATGATAGAACATTACAGATTGCTGCAATGCAGGAGGAAATTGCAGGACTTAAAGATTTAATAATTAATACTGACGATAGCACTGAGATAAAAAATAGATTAGACGTAATAGAATCTTCATTACAAGCAAATCAAGCTCTTTTTGATAATACTCAAGACATATTAAATCTAATAGAACAGAATACTGATACAATAAATAATATATTACAAAATCAAACTTCTGTTAATCTATCTTATAATCTAGATCTTTTAAAAGATGGTAGCGGTACATCTGTTGATAGGAGCGTACCTAATATATTAAAGGTAAATGTAACTCAGCAGGATTATAATATAGGAACAAGTTCATTATTTACTATAAATCCTGTTGCAGGTAATACAGTTCCTTTATCAATCTATACTAATTATTTAAAACATAAAAATAATGGAGTATCTATAACTGCTAATAATGATATAGTTATAAGAATAGATGACACTATAAATAAATGGGAGAAAGGTCAGGTATTAAGATTTATTATAGGAGACGATATAGATCTTGGTAATTATTCTTTAGTTATTCTTACCGATGCTCTAGGTGAATATCCTAAATCTAACCCTTCTGGAGTTCCTTACTCTTCCGTTGTAGCTGGATTCCTAAATATACAATTCTCTAGTTCTAATTATAAACCTATATTTGATATAGTTTGTATAGATGCTAAAAATTTAATATTTGAAATAGATCAAATAAGATAAAAAAATGTCGAATACGAAAAACTCATTTTCATCCTTAATAGCACAATTTCTTAGACTTCAAAAGAACTCTCTAGAGATTATTAATAAACTTAATGACTTAACAACATCCCCTAAGGATACTGTAGAGATAGAATTTTTAAAAGATGATAACACATCCGAAAATATACAGGTTCCTTCTTTCGGATTTTTAAAGTCTGAGATAAACAGATTAGATCAAAACATTAAATCTTTATCTGGTCTTGAGGATAATAGAGCAAACGTAAGAAATGCGGATGGAACTGTTGCTAAAATATATCAGGCTAAAGTTCTAAAGGATCCTTCTTCCCCGTCTAGCTTACAAGTACCTTCAACTTTTCAGGCAAGGAATAACTGGTTTTTTGAATCGTTTCTTAACCCTCTTCTTTATGTTGAGATAGACGTAGAGAATCAAATACCTGAAAATTCGGAAAATGTTTACGTAAAAAGAATAATCGCAAACACACAATCTGATGTACAAAAACAGTACTTTGATAATAATCTAAAGGGAAGAAACGATATAACTGATGCTGATCTTATAGGAGCTTTAGAAAGCCAAGGAATACAATATTTTATAGACGAGCAAATAAATAACCTTGAATTAAGGACTATAAGATATACTGGATCTTTTGGAGTTCTTAGAATATTCGACGAAGAGGTACAAAATACTGAGAGTGGTACAACAACTACTGTAACAGTAAGAAAGTATAAGTTGAACACAATAAGATACAACGATACCTTAGCAGATACAGAAAATTCAAGAACATTATCAAAAGGAGATTTATTAATAACTGCTGGAGGTACTAAGTATGAGGTATCTGCAATAGATGTTACAAATCAAACTGTTGTATTAAAAAGAATATTTGGATTTGAACCTGTACAAATAGGAGATTCATCATTGACAATATATTCTAATGTATTATCTAACAGACAAGTAGAAGTAAATGTTGGATTTGATGAAAGACAGGGAATTTTTATTAAATCTATAGATGGAGACTTTAATGTTGCTTCTAGTAAATATAGTCCAGGTATATGCTTTTGGTCTAATGAATTACAAATTACAACTAGTGATGGTGTAAAAAATTTAGAATCCTTTTACAATTCTCAAGTATCCGACTTTGGAAAAATATTTATTGCTTCAGCTAAGGAGAATACTATTCCTTCTATTTATGGTCAAACACCTTCTGCTCCAGTAGTTTCCCCTGGTAATTTTAAAGTTGTTAAAATAAATGCTCAGGTAACAGATTCTAAAGAAAGCACATCTTTTAAAGACAAGATTAAAATAAAAACTTCTCTTAAGAATGAGATAGATTCTATAGATAGAGCAATAGATCAGACTAGAAAACAACTATCAGAGTTAACAACTACATCTGTAAAGAAAACGCCTAATGCTGAGTTTAAAAAATTAAACGACAAAATAGCTTCTTTAACTAAAGATAAAGGTACAAAAACTGGATTATTATCAACAACAATAACAGAAATAAACAATCTTGTTATAACTATACCAGAATTAACAGAAGCACCTAAATATAGAGTAAGAGGATTTTGGCCAATACCCGAGCCAATAATAGATGCTAAAACTGGAGAGCAAAATATAATACAATTTAATGTTAGATACAGATATCTTTCATTAACTGGTAACCCGAATGGCGTAGACCAAATCGATTATATAGACAATAACGGTGTACAAAAAACTGGCCAATTTACAAACTGGGTTCAATTTAAAAGCGATGTAAGAAAGAAAGTATATGACACTGATACTGGAACCTACATTTGGCAAATAGAGGACGTTAGCGACGCTAATACGGTAAATATAAATCAATTAGACATAGCTATAACAAAAGGCGAGAAGGTAGAAATACAAGTACAGTCGATATCCGAAGCAGGATGGCCAACTAATCCTTTAACATCTGATTGGTCTACATCTGCTGTAGTTGAATTCCCACCAGATTTAGTTGTTCAGGTTGATAACACATCTTTTGCAGCACAGAACAATACTGATAAAGCAGTAGTTAAAGTTCAAGAGGATTTACAAGCAAAAGGATTAGATCAGCATTTATCTACACAATTTACATCTGGAGATAAATTCTTTGCACATAACTCATCAGTAATTGCATCAGGATTTTTCGATGCTACAGGTAAAGCTTTAGATCTTTTTCAAAAGATAACACAAATAGACAACGAACTTCAATCTCTTAGAGCACTTATTGCTAAAGCTAAAGGAACTCTTGGCGTTTATGTTAGAAGTGGAAACACATCAAATAAGATAAATCCTGGAAGTACAATAAATTTATTTGCAGGGTATTACGATCAACTTATAGATTTATCTAATCCTAGCAACAAAGGAAAAATATCTACCGTGGTATATTATTTAGAGCTTAGAAATGAAGCTGCTACTCCTCTCGAGTTATCCTCTTTAATTCCAGGAGGACAGGGAGTAAAAGCACCTAACTCTATAGTTGGACAATCAGATTACAATAATAATAGAAAGTATGGAGAAACACCGGTACAATTATCAGGTATAGTTAACGGTGATGTAAATGTATCCTCTCCAGGATCTTTCATACAAGCATCTGGATATCAGAGCGCTAATGCCTATTCTCAATTTGTTTATACGAGATATAAGAGTGTGGGTCTAGATGAGAATTTATATTTCGATCCACCTACTTCTTTATCATGGAACATCAGTAATGGTACCTCAGGATTACCTATAAATAATGATGGGATACTTATGCCATTTGATCCTACTACAACTCCTTTAGGCTCTGTTAATGCTAATATATGGAACGGAAATTATTCTACAGGAACTCCAACCGGTAATGGTAATCTTAATGAATTTTGTATTCATATAAGTCACCCTGATATAAACGATGGAGGAAGTAGTCCTTTTGCAACTTTAATAAGACCTCCAGTTCTTCCTACAGGACCAATGGATTATCCATCTTTTAGACATGCTTTAGGATTTGAAACAGATACTAACATAACATCATCAATAACAAGTTCACAGACAGCATCATATCAGCAATTACAATATTATCCAGCAAATAGCTCTTCATCTTTTGGTACTGATGATGACGCATATCCGAACAAACTAGGATTTATAGATACTGATGAGTTTTTATGTGGTAAATTTTCTTGCGGATCTTATCTGTTCTTAGCACCGACTAATCACACAGCTATACAAATAGAAGGATCTACTCAATTAGCTAAAAAGACATTAGAATTTGGAGAGGAGAATGCAATAACAGTTCCTTTAGTTTTTCAAATGAGAGCTCAAGATAAGCTTGGATTTGTTGGAGGCTGGAGATCTGCAGGTAACTTGAAAAATATTACCTATACTAAAAAAATAGGTATAGATATACAGGTAAAAAATGAGGATCTTTTCTCTTTCGATGTTCTAGTAACAGGAAGTTACACTAAGACCTCTTTAATTTCACCTGCTTATTCTCAAAGTAAGAAAACTATTTAATAAGTGGCAAGAAAGATAATTAAACAGAACTCGTCTTTCGGGGTTCTTAGAGCAAATCCAAGAATATCCGGGAATGTTAAGTTAACAGTTGACTCTAAAAGTGATATATGGCTTAATTCTATAGATTCTAATGAAGAGATGGCTAATAGTTCATATAAAGCTTTTAGAATATCACCTGATACTACTTACGATAAGGATTTATATAGATTTTTTGACGATGGAAAAACCCCCCCGCAATTTGTTTTTGGAATGGTTGGCGAGGGAGATCCTGTACAAAATCAAATAAAAAATCTAGAAAGTAGCTATAACTTTTTTTATAGCTCTGGTGTATCTCCTTTAATATCTGATAGGTATGATGAGGATTTTTCATATTTAGCACCCCTTTGGTTAGGCGAAGATATACCGGACCATTTTGTTATATTTAAGGTTAATGATCCTATAGATTATTCATATCAGATTCCTGTATCATCTTTGGAACCTGGAAAAACCTATAAGGTTCTACAGGATCCTTCAGTAAATACACAAGATCCTTTTTATCTTCCATATGAAGTATCTAGTGGATCACAAACATTTACTGACGGTAATATATTTACAGCAACAGCTTTTACATTCAATGTTATACAGGGGCAGGGAAATGTTATACTACTCGATCCATCATACAACATAAATAATGTAGAAAATACTGCAGATCATTTCTACGATAAGATACTACCAAAGTCTACAGTTGTAGCTAGTTTTGATCTAACAGAGAATTCTAAAATAGGAAAATATTTAAGAAAAATAAAATCTAATCCTGGATACACTGACAGTCTTATAGATGTAAGATTTGAGGAAAATCAGCTTACTACATTTAATGGAGTAAATTATTCGGTAGGTATATTTGATAAGAAGGGGGATTTTTTATTAGATTATTATGAGGATCCACAGACTCAAATAGGATTTGAGGATTTCATAACAAATGGATTTAGAAATAATGGTATAATAAGCTACAAGCTATTAAATCTTGAATTTTTATTTAATGATAATGATTCGGAAAATTATACTATAAACAGATATTTTGGCCTTTATGTTAATGCACCGGAGTTAGCTAGCTTTAAATTAGACGGTAATTCTTTATATAGAGATCAAGGAAATTCCGGAAATACTCCAGTGCCTGAAAAAAACAATAAAGGATACTACTACGAAGAAACACCTTACTTCCAATATAATGATAACGGTGTAAGATTATTTATTGATAATGATAAAGTAAACGGGGTAATACCTAATTCCGACGATGTAAATGTAAGTGAGAACACTAAGCTATTTTGGATAAAAGACAAGAAGGATAATTTTCATTCATTAAAAAGAGATGTTAATTATTCTAACGTGTCTCCTAAACCAATATATTCGGCCTATGGTATAAACGGATATGAAAACGAAATAGTTATACAGGATACTTCAATAGACCTTTCCATACTTACAGGAAAAGATGAAGGAACAAAGAAGCAATATCCTGCGGTTACTACTGGAGAAAAAGGTAGGGGATATTCAGTTATTAGAATAGGAAAAGAATTAAACAATTCATCAGAGAATGCTTTTGTATTTTATAACCCATTAGGTTATTATGGATTGCCTGGAGGTAAATACGATATAATAAAAGCATCGGATCTTTCATTTTCTATAGATGAGTGGGGTCCAGGAAGCTTTTATGCTCAGGATAATGTTTATTATTATCATCCCTTTGGTACTAATGAGGATATAGCTAAATCCCTTACAGGTATTTTTAACAGCTTTAACTATAATTCTTTTGAGGCATTTCAATCTGGCGACGAGGTAGTTATAAGAACTAAAGCTACTGGATTACAAGAGAATGAAAAATATCATCTAGACTTTTTTAAAGATTTTACCACTTTACAAAGAATGCCAGATTCTGAAAGAGGTACTGTTTTTATAAACGAAAAAGATGTATGTGATATAAACAGAAATCAATCTTTTATAGGAGGATCTAATTATTCGAGAACTAGAGTAAAAGTAAAAATAGAGGACGCGAATAAAATAAATATTGGTTCTACATACATAGAAACTATTAAGAATACTTCAACTGATTCATTCTCAAATATACCAGAATATTCTAATAAATCAGCTTCAGTTGTAATAGGGAAATATAGATTTATAGATCAGTATTCTAAGGATAAAAATGGGGATATTATAGGATTAAAGGATTTTGAAACCCATGCAACTATAGAGATAGGAAACTTTACTGAATCTATAGCATTTGGATCATCTGGAAGTATATCTGCTTTTGAAACATACAACATTCCTCTTGGAATATTCTCATTCTATGGGCTAAGAGAAATAGATATGGATTTTTGGTATAGCCAATATGGATATACACCAACAAAAGAATACTATAAACATCTTGACACTCAACCAGATGGAACAACTAAAATAGTTCCAGGAAAAACTTATTATGTTTCTTCTGGAGCAACAATAAAATATCCAACTTCAGGATCACCTATAAATACTATATCTGGTCCGGATTTCTTCATAGGTGTTCCAGGAGAGGAAGAGTACGAATTACTAGTTTCTTCTTCGACTGCAGAATCTAATGTTTTTCCTACCCTATCATCTAGAGGCAATGAAACAGGAAGTATAACAACAGCTAACTTCGATTATTCATTCTATCCGGATCTTGATTCTTTCCCCGGATTTTACGGAGTTCAATCATTACAATTTATAAATGATCTAATAGGACTAGATACTAAATATAAACAATTAAATTTTGGTAAGCTAGAATCTGAATACGATTATACACAAGATAACTATAATCCTGACTATGCTATAAATAGTAGAGTTAGCCCATACATTACTAAATGGGTTTACAGAGGGGGAACTGATGTTAGAGGAAACGGATATAGACTAAATAATAATTTAGCATTTAATCCTCTTAATTTTTCTCCCAGCTTTTTTAGAAGAACACAAGACCCTCAATATTTTACACATGAGTGGTACCATTTACAAAAACCACCATATTCATTACCTGAGGATCCTTTGCATATAGATAAAAGCTACCTATCAGGTGAACTTAATGAGTCTTTATTATTAAATTCTAATCCAGCTGTAAGAGATTATTTTATGGATTATTTCTCCATAGAGGGAGAGGATTTATCAAATTATTATCCAACTAGTAATACAATAGAGGATATAGATCTTACTGAAAGATATTCATTGTTTGATTTTAATACGAGTAGTGGATATTCTGAATCCCTATATAGAGGAGCAAAAGTTAGAATCAAAAGAACATTTACTGATTATGCTCAAGGTGAATCAATAAAGTATATAGAAGACGATAGGTTCTACGATAATTATAAATTCTCTTGTGTAATAGTACCAATAAAAAATATAATTGATGAAATACAACCTCCTGTAAAAATAAAGGTTGTCGAGAATAGGACATTTAAAAATATAACTTTTATAATAGAAGTTTTAATAGATGACGCAAGAGTTCTTGATTTTGAAGATATAAGTCCTTCTAGACAATATTTAGATCTAGATTACTTCTTATTATATTCTTTAAGAGATAAATTAGACAGCCAATATTTTTCTGCTCCTGTATCATCATATCTTCCTGGAGGATTAATAGAACTTCCAATAGTAGGAGATATAAAATTATCTTCCGCTTTAAATATATCATCAAATCCTAATGCTCAGGGATTATTTTCTTCAGTTAATCCAGGTACATTTGGAAATGAGGGAGAGATTTATATTATACCTAATCCTGAATATGATACAGATTTAAGAGACGAAGTAAACTTTACTTATCTGCCTTCTACTCAGCCGAATCCTATTTTAGGTCCAAATACAACTAGTCCCGGATCTTTCTATGGGATTGCTGGACCTGCTCCTTATAGTGGGTATGTTTTACCTTTTCCTACTGGAGTAGGAGAGGAGGTTGTTAACTTTACAGCAATAGCTCCTGGATATGAATTTGATTTTACTGATATAGGAATACCAGGACCTGTTAATATACCAACTATAGCAAACTACACAACTATATCTAATATCCCAATTTATCAAAGAAGCGGAGGTATAGGATATTGGGGAAATATACTAGAAAAAATATCTTTTGCAAATATTTCATTATGGATAAATACTGGTTATCCTTATATAGAATATACTACTTATGAATGGGACTCTGTAAATAAAACTAATAAGGTATTAAATAACCAGTTTGTTTTAGAGTTCTTAAAGCCTTCCGTTATAGAGCAGGACAATATATTATTCCCGGTGGAGATAACAGACAAGCCACAAGAGCTTACAGTATTTAACGTTGGATATAATATAGATGAGCTAGACGGAGATACTGAAATGTATAGATATAGCGGAGAATACGTTCCTAGCTTTAGAGAGATATTAAAATTTGAAAACGTAAAATATGATGCTCCTTTTTGGACTATGCCCGAATCTTTAATATTCTATGTTAAAATAGTAGATAAATCGGAAGATAATTCTACATATGACCTAGGATCAACATCGTGTATAGAAATCAACGGAATTTCACAAGGTGAAATAAATCTCGTTAAAGGAGTAACTTATTATTTTGATCTTAGCGATTCTAGTAATTCTGGATATCAATTATATTTTTCTGAGTCTAATATAGGTAATAATATAACAGGCGATTCTATAAATCAGGGATATACTTTAGTTGGAACTCCAGGGAATATCGGATCCTATATAGTTATGGAAGTTCCTTACGATTTTTCTAGTTCTGTATTTTACGTTTGTGAGGGAGGAAAATACATGGGTGGAGATATCAATGTGATAGATCCTATAGAATATTCATATTGTTCTTTTGGTCCATATAGGGATAATTTTGGAGTATCTAAAAACGTAAACTATTATAAATATTCACCTCAATGGATTTTTAGAATAGGCCAGAATTCTCCATATAATCCTGTATACACATTAATAGGTGAAACCCCTGTTGATAAAAGAAACCTATCAATTTTTGAAAGTTCTTGGGATGCTGGATTTTATAGAGAATATACAGGTCCTACTGGATATAACAGCCTTCCTGGTACTAAGGTGATGAAAGAACAGAAAGCATTTTTCGGTAGTAAATTTATGCAGACACCTGATTCGGTAAATTCACAAAAGCAACTAATATATGGTCAATCTATAAAAGGAGTTCTTGATGTTAATTATAATAACTATCCCAATTATGAAATATTGTGGGAAAACACACCTACAGAACTAAGAGGGGTTTTATTAGTAGATAGAATGCTAACTAGATATTTCTTAGAGAATGGAGGTAAAAGAACTTTTGATCAATTTATATTACCTGAATTTGGATTTGGAACTTCTACAGACCTAGATGATGACTTTAAAGAATATATGAATCAAAATATTATTCCTATATTCCAGTCTAAAAATAATGGAGGATATCTGAAAAAGATTCCAATTTCTGCTTCACAGACTCTTACTCCTGTCATAGGAGACCTTGCAGACTATCAGAAGCTTATAAATGGATACTTCAGATCTTCTGAGATTAGATATACTAAAATTAATGAATTAAGATATGAGTTTAGAGTTCCGAAGGACCCTTCTTTTAATTATTCCGTATGTTTCTCTATAGAGATAGGAAAAATTTAATAGAGGGATGAATTTTTGATATATAATACAACTATAATAAGAGATGCCACAGATTAACATATTAAATATTTTACAGGGAGATAATCAATCCACTATAGTTGATAAACTCAATTATAATTTTGATCAGATCCTTAGTGCAGGAGGAGGTCCTCAAGGATCTCAAGGATTAATAGGACCAACTGGACCGATAGGACCTCAAGGACCTCAAGGAGTTCAAGGAGCTCAGGGACCTTCTGGTACTAAATGGTTTGTTCAAGATGCTCAGCCTGCATCAGGAGGAATAACAGGATCTAACCCATGGACATATCCAACTTTGGGAGACTATTGGCTTGATCCAGATTCTGCAAATCAGGATGTTTATGTATTTACTGCTACTGGATGGGTTAATACAGGATATGGATTAGCCGCTGGTGAATTATTTCAGAAGGTCACTCCTATTAATGTTATAGGTAGTGCTACAGGACAAGCAATATTATTTGCTGGTACTACTGCATCAGATAAAACTCTTGTTCTTTCAGATTCTAGCATAAGCGGATATACTCCAGGAGGAACTGCAATAGATAATTTAAACTTTGAAAATTCCAAATTAAAAATTGCAACTAAGGATGATAGAACAAAACTTATAAGTTTTGGTAGATCAACTTATGATATTACCCCTGGTGGATCCGGAGGATTAAGTAGCAACTACAATCCATATTTTTCTTGGGATTTATCGGTTAACCCTTCAGGTAGTACTGGAGTAGGAGTTGGATTCTATGGTATTAATTTTACAAATCCTAAGGGATCTATAGGTATTATTTCTAATGGTGCTGCAGCAGAATCCGGAATTAATATGCTAAGCACTAGTGAAATTACAGCACAGTCAACTTCGGATAATATTGTTCTTAAAACATCATCTATAAATAAAGGTACTTTTATAGATGCCAGCAGTAACGGCGGATTTTTAGAATTGTCTAATAATACATCAACTCCTGGTAACCAAGCATTTGCTCCTCTTTTTGCAAATTCTACTGGATTAGGATTAGGATTAGGAACTGGACAATTTAAACAAACAGGAAACGATTCCAGAAGACTTGCAGTTAGTGGTAATATAAGTGTCGGAAAAACACTATCGTCACATTCAACTGATATGTTTATAGGAAATGCGACAGCATCTAATTATAATAAAGGAGCTTTATTTGTTGAAGGACAAGGAGGATTTGGATATCCTAATCCTACTGGAGATCTATATGGATTTCAATCCACTGGATCAAATGAAAGTGTTAATGCTTTTCCTACATTGTGGGTAACTTCTTCTGAATATGGACCAGCATTGCAAATTAAAACTAGAGCTGTTACTGGTGCACCTTTAGGGAAAGGATTCAGTAAAACAACAATAGGTGATGGTCTATTTAACTGGTCATTCGAAGGTGGAACTATTCCTTCTAGATCTTCGGGATTATTTTCTGATATAAGTCAATCGGTTCAGCTTTCTACAGGAACCGGAGCTTTTTTACCTACTTCTTCAGCTATAAGCAACCAGCATAGAATATTTACTTCAGGAGTAACAGGAGCAGAGCAAACAGTATTTGCTATATCAACTTATTTTACCGGTGCAACATCAGAGTATACAACAACAGGAGCAGCAGGAAGAAGCGTAATACAAACTAGAAACTCTAATAAATTATTAGAGATAATGTCTAATGGTACTGGAGGTACTAATAAAGTAAATATAGGTGCTAAAGATAATGCTTATATAACTGCATGGGGTCCATCCGGATCATCACCTACAGGAGGAATTTCTGTCGGAGTTAGTGCATCTAGCTATCAGCCTACCACCGGAGCACTTACAGGATCTACTTTTGCTTTTGGTGCTCATTCCTCAGTAACTGGTGCATCTTCGGTAAGAAATCTTTCTAATCATAGTTTACTAGTAACTGGATCACAAACAATAGGAGGAACTAATGCCTTATCTATGTTTAATGTAGGGGGGCAGAATCTTTCACAATCTATTGGAGGAAATAGCTTACTGAAGATTAATAGAAATTTATATACAGCAACACGAAGCACGCCTGGAATTAAAGGATCTCCCCCATCAATATTTGCAACTGGAGATTATCCAGGTAATTATCCAAATGGATTAGAGATAACATCTATTAAATCTCCTTATGTTACGGCTTCAGTAAAAAATAAATCTGTTGCTATAGCTGTAGGTGCTACTGATTCTATATCTAATGGTCTTCTTACCTTACCATTAATTACAAATGGCGATGGGTTTTTTGTTAGTGATACAGGAAATAACGTAGCTATAGGTAAAACAATAGATGATAATGCAGCACTATCTATACAAAATGCAATGGCTGGTAGTGCAATTGATGCTTATGGCGATGTTAATCAATACGGAACTAGTACAACAACTCCTGATATAACATTTAGCTCTGGAAGAATAGATAACCCAACAAAAAGTTTACATAGGGATACTACTACTGATCCACCAGGTGGCGTAATTTATACAAGTCCCACCAATGATGTAGTTGCATCTGGACAATTCAGTTATAATTCAAACGGTCCAGTGAGTGGTACTTGGATTAAAGTTGGAGCTGTAGTACATGTATCTGGGGTATGGAATTCATCAGCTAGTGATCAGTTCTATATACCTGTACAACCAGCAGGAGGATATTCTATATCTAATCTAATAGGTGTAGCATATGGTGATGATGGAAACAGGAGAGCATATGGTGTAATACAAGCAGGATCTAATTCTAGAATATACAATGACGGAAATGCTATACCAGTAGGAGTTGCTCACCAGTATTATTTTACATACCAGTTTGTTTTAGTATAAATATCATTATGTATAAAGATTGGTTCATACAGAAATATTCGGATATACATGATGATCTGAATAAGTTAGAAAGAGAGATAGAGGATCACTTAAAAAATAAAAAGGATCTATTAGAAAATGATCAAAAATTGGAAGACCTAAAAAGAAAAACAATTGAGACGATAGATCTACTAAATAAAACAAGAGAAGATGAAAGAAGAATCTTTAATTACTAAAATTATTAAAAGAAAGGACCTAGTTCTTTTAGGAGGGATAGCTATATTGTTATTACTTCTATTTAGGCAATGTGACAGCAATTCAGATCTTAAATCTAAGTTAGATATACAGAATGCTAATTTAGCTGCGCTAAATGACTCCGTACGTGTACAAAAAAATAAAGCAGGAGAAGCAACCTATGTTAAAAAAACACTATTAGCGGATAAGAATTCTTTGGAAAAATTGAATAAGGATTTAAAAGAGGAATTAGATAAGCAGAAAGGTAAAGTTATTGTAATAGAGAAGGTTGTAACAGAGACTAAGGTTGATACACATTATGTGAATAATTATTTAACTTCTTATGGAAACAATAAATTTAGTTTAGATTGGAAATATGATTCTACATTCTCTGTAAATAATTATAGAAAATTTTCAGGCAAAAGCTTCTTTATTATAGACACGATAAACAATAAAGTACTTCCAGGAAATACTAGAATAGATCAGGACGAAATGGGATTCTCTTTTGTTACGGGTCTTAGAGAAAAGGATAAAGCTTTAGAGATATTTGTAACTCCTAGATATCCAGGAATGAAAATTACAGATATAGAAGGAGCGGTAATAGATCCTGCTAAATCAGATGTTCTTAAGAAAATGTTTCCTAATAAGAAGTTTTCAGTTGGCCCATATGTTGGAGTAGGTATAGGATCAGGATACGGATTAAATGGACAGCCAGTTACTGGAGCTTTCTTTAATATTGGTGTGGGTATTCAATATTCTATCATTAAATTTTAATTGATATATAAATCATGGCTTACACATCCACACAAAGATTCATAAAGCTCGGTAGCTATTTATTGATGGAGTATAATTACACTACTGCTCCTACACCAGAAATTTATTATGTAAATACCGGGGTACCTGCGGTTGGATATGAAAAAATAGTTAATGGTTATTTTAATGATGCAGTTCAGATACTTAATAAACCAGCATCCGAATCAATAACGGGTAACGTTAGAGATCTTAGCGTCGTTCAGACTGATAAGAATAGATTTGTAACATTAGATAATGATTATTTAGTACCTTATCTAGATACTGATCCTAATCTCACATCAGTCAATAATTTACCTGTAGTATTTCCTTCTAATATTGGAGTCTATTATGACTCTGTAAAATTTCATATAGTATCAGGATATAATTTCGATAATATAGATGGTATAATATTACAAGGGCAATTCCAGGAAAGGACTGGTAAAAAAGCCACAATATTCCAAAGAATTATAACTAGAGGCGATACAACATCCACAGTTCTTAATCCGAATCCTATTTATTTAGGTGGAGCACTTTATGATCACTATATTGAAATAAAGATTCCTGCCTATTCTAATATGGTTTATGAATTTGATATATTAGCTAACACCCCTGCTCAAGCCAGTACTTTAGCTGCTAAAATATCATCAGATGGTAATGGATTTCTTAGAGATGCTCCTATCAATTTTACACTTTATGAAATAAGTGATACTGCTCTTAAGAATGGGTATGAAAATTATATAGCTCAAATAAGAAACCAGGTTTCTATATTTCCTAAGGATAATTTTTCATCATTGGCTGCAGTTATTCAGGAAAATTCATTTTACAATTACCTAGAATTTTATCCTACGTGGGAAGGTAATTTTTTAGAGGACTTTCTAAATGCAGAGGGTAAGGTTGGTAATGTTTACTATGTAATAAACGAAATAGAAGTAAAAGAGCAAGTAGGATTAAACTATATTACAACTTATAATTTTTCAAATACACAAACACAGGATTTTAATGCACCTAATATATTTAGACCTATATTAATAAATCCTTTAACAACTTCATTTGTTGTTAACTACACTATGAGATTAGTTAATAAAGGTAACCAAAATCAAATAATAAGAAGATCTTCTTTTAGCTCTTTAGATGTAAATAAATACGGAAGGGAGAACAATATAATATCTTTAACAACTGGGGCTTATTCTCAGAAGGTATATAATAAGGTGGTACAAGCTCCTAATGTAATTTCTGGAGGGGTAATGCCTAATCCTGCAGCTCCTATCGAGAAAAGAATACCTGTTTTTTATAAAGACAATAATATCTCTATAACGAAAGAAACTTTAGTGATTGATAAGAATGGTAATCTAATTTCTGAAACTTCAGTAGCTGATTCAACCCAGATATTTGGTCAAGGAAAGGCAAAAGTTGTTCTAGATCCTTTCGACAATTTTTATAAATTCACAGTATATAATTATAGAGAAGGAACTTCACCAGAAATATTGGATTTAGGTACATCACTTACTTATTATATGGTTTTTTTAAATGCAGCGGGACAAAGTGTGAAGGTTGAAAACATAAAAAACAAAACAACTGTTTCTAATCCAACATCAGGTCAAATAGCATTTAAAGTAGTGGAAAGTAATTCTAAAAAAGTATTAGGGTTTACCTCTAGGGATTTTTATATAGTTTCAAAAACTCCTGATGGAGTGGAGACTAAAATGTATTCAGGATCTTGGGAAACTCAATCTGAATTTACAACAAGGACTTCTGTTGTATCAAGTACTTCTGTTACATCTACTTCAGAAGTAACAGGATCTCAGGTGAGAACTACAGAAGTTGCTTCTACTGGATCTACAGGAACAAATAGTAATACTATCAAGGGAGACCAAATAATTTCTAAGGTTCCTCTTACTAAGGTAATTAAGAAAATAAAACCTTATTCTTTAGGGAGTAGTTCTATATTAAGCTTTAAACCAGCATCACTAATTAATGCTACTGGTGGAATAGCAAGTATATAAGCTATTGTAATGCTCTAGGATTCCCTGTAACTGATAACCCAGGTGAAGTTAAAGGAAATAAAAAATAATACATTAGATGATATTAAACGCAAGGCAAAACGGGTTTATATTTACGTTTCCTAAGGGTTTTATTTTACCCGAAGTGGTTGAAAAATACGAAAAGTATATAAACAGGATGCCCATTCCTTATGATACTGTTGATACATTCATAAATTCAACTATACAGCAGGTAAATTTTCCAACTTTAAGAACTATAGATACTGTAGAGCAGATAAGACCTGGAGGATTTAAACAAAGCTATAAAAGTGCTACAACCCTACAAAATTTAATACAAAGGGATTTCACTGTTACTTTTAAACTTGGTGAAGGATTTATAAACTATTGGGTACTTTATGAAAATATAATAAAGTTCCTTGACTTCCAAAACCCTGAGGTATATCTTCCAGATTTTAGATTATTACTTTTAGATAATGATGGTGTTGTTATGGCTAGTGTTCTTTTACAACAGCCGATATATACTTCACTGTCGGAAATACAGCTAAATTATTCTAGCACAACACCACAGTTTACTACCTTTAGTATAGGTTTTAAATGTAATTATGTCAATGTTAAACTCGAAATTGGATAGGATAATTGGTATAGACTTCTCTTTAAATTCACCAGGATTTTGTATATTAGAAAAAGATAAATGTAGATGGATTAGCCTACATAGAACAAAAAATATCATAGATAAAATGTTTAAAAAGGATGGATCTCCTTTTAAGATATTAAATGATAATTCTAATGTCGATATAAACATCATTGAGAAAAAAGAATTTAAAGGAGAGTATCATATCATAGAAAGAGACAAGATAGTTAATGCTGTTTATTTTTCTGAGGTGGTACTAGATCTTTTGAAACCGTACATAAATGAAAATACTATAGTTGGTATGGAAGGATTATCTTTTGGATCATCTGGAAATTCTCTTATTGATATTTCTATGACTACTGCTTTAGTAAGATCATCTATAGTTAAAATAATAGATCCTAATAATTTCTTTGTGCTATCTCCAACTACTATTAAGAAATATGCTTTAAAGGGAAATTCTAAGAAGGACGAACTATATAATACATTGATAGAGAAAAGAATAGAAGATAATAGGCTTAAACCATTTTTGGAAGTATTAAAAGAATATAAGGATTCATGGATAAAGGGCACAAACAAAGTTGAAGGACCTTGTTCTGATTTAGTAGATGCAACATGGATATCATTATTTGTTGAGGAGAATTTAGAGAAACTTTTATCTGGAAAGAAGGTATAAGTATTAAATAATAAGTAATAATTTAAATAATTTAAGAATCATGGAAGAAAATTTTGACATTTTTAATCTGGACAATGAAGCATTTGTTAAACAAGAAGTAAA